GATTACGCAGTTTTTAAGTTGAATACTAAGATTAATTTTTTCCATTCTTTAATGACTTTTTTCGCCATATTATCCAATGCTTCGTCGTTTGTGTCTTCGCAATGCTCTAAGCTATATTTAGCCAAAACATCTTGCATTTTCTTTTCGAGCTTATCATCTATCGTGTAGTAATTAACACCGATAAGCCATACAGCTGTTGGGAATGATTGAAATAATACGTAGTTCGTAATCTTTGAGAAATGATTTGCCACAATGCAATCTCGCACTGTATTGCGCAGCATCATTTTTCGGATCTCTTTTGGGAAATGAACGAAGTCTTTTTCGTTCGGAATTTCTTGGTTTGTTTGATTTGACATTTTATACAATTTTAAATTATAAGCCATAAAAAAGCCCTGGCTATGTGGGAGTCGTCAAACCAAACAAGAGGATAAGATTAAATCTTACACAAATTGTAACCACACGCCAGAGCGTATTTTAAATATTTTAATTATATAAATTCAAGTGGAGATTCGTAAAATAGAATCATTCCTCTTATTTAGTTTGACATTGCAAACATAGAAATATTTTTTTGTTTAGCAATACTAAACAAGATTATTTTTTTAATTGGTTGTATAAATCAATTGTTTCTTTAAATATTTGATGCCCTAATTTTTTCATTTTTCTATCAGCAGAAGATTTTCCTTTAAATTGATATTCTATTGTTTTAGCATTGTAAATATCATTAATCAATTTAATGTTATCTAAATTAATAGGAGTATCTCCATACTCATAAACACCTGTCTTAGAGCTAATATCTCTACTTGTTAAATTAGGTTCAAAAATTGTTTTCTCACCATCAAGCAAGAATATTATTTGATCATAAAAAACCCAACTTTGACCGTTGTAGATTGTCTTTAATCTTAAACTTACATTACCATCTTTTAATACAATATATGGATAAACATCTGCATAAATAGTAGCCCATTTACCTTGAATGAAAGTTACATCATTGAATTTATCATTATTCACTTCAAACTTCTTTAAAAACTTAGAGTCAATTTCATCCAATGATTTTGCAGGAGTTGTAATAAACTTAATTTTTGAAAGTTTTTCAAGTTCAGTGTCAATCATAGATTTTAATTCAACATCATTTGTGTTGTTTTTTATATCATTTAATCTCACAATATTAGTCTCCTTTTGTTTTTCAGATTGAGTAACGTTAAGGATTTTTTTATAAGTATCAAATAATAGTCGAGAAGTTTTATCAATCGAATTAGATTCTTGAGCAAAAGAAAAAGATGCTGCTAATAAAGATGCTGCTAATAAAATTTTTTTCATGTGTTGTAATTTTACAACAAAAGTAAACAAAAAATAAAAATGCGAGCATTTGCCCGCAATTTTGTTTTATATATTAAGTATTTGTTTCCATTGTTTTAGAACTTCTTCAGATAAGACATCGAGTTGTTTTTCAATATCACCTCGTTGATCAATATGCATGTCTTCTATTACTTTTCGAAGTTGTGTGTCGATATCATCATCAAGTCTATGATAATTAATACCTAATTGAAAAATAGCATTCGGAAAACACTGAAATAATCCTGCAGAGATTACAGGTAAAAGATGAGATTCTAAAATAATCTCTGGGTTTTCAGCTAAAATAGTAGTTATATTGTTTTTCATTATTTCCAAAATTCTGTGTTATATTTTAAATTATTTTTAACGTTAAGGTCTACATTGAACTCCATCCCAAATAGACCAGGAAAGTTTTCGTACTGCATTTCATCATATACGACGCTATCTTTAAGAAAAGCATTTTTCATCCAATCTGGCGTACCTTTAATAGAGTCTAAATCTATTTTCGCCATAATATTAAGACCTATCCATTCGGCTCTGTTTATCGCTTCACGTTGCTTGTTCGCATCATCGTGTGGAGCTTTTAGAAGAATAGCAAAAGTCAACGTTTTTTTGCTCAAGGTACGCTGTCGGTTTTCGTTAAGCCCGCCCCGATAAGCGATTAAAATAAAATAAGGACCAGGATTATTCCCGTTCACTTTGTTTTGTACATCTCTATCCGAGAGAGGTACAAAAGTTCCAATGTTAGAAGTTTGGGCGCACATACTTTCGCAGTACTGCTCAATTTCTAAAAAATAAGCTTTGTTTTGTTCCATTGTTAGGATTTTAGCTGTTCTTTTCGTTTTCTGTCCATGATGATTGTTTCTTGCACCACTTCGAAAAAGTCGACAGCATTCGTTTTCTTTACGTCGTGCAAGTTACCTAAAGGAGAACTTTCTCCCATAGCCATTGAGGTAATCATAGGATTGAAACTTTTATATCTTATCGGTTTTCTTTCTTTTCCTTTGAATTTAGATTTAATAGAAGGAAAAACAATTTTAAATTTCGCAAATATTGCTTCTCGAGATCCTTTAAAGGCAAATCCGATGGCATACTTTAAACTTTCGTCCATTGTTGGTAAAATAGAGCCACGATCGACCAAAGTTTGTCTCGAGAAAACTTCTCGACGATCTTCTAAATTTTCTACTCTACTTTCTGGACGATAAAGAACTGTTACCAATCGATCTAAATCAATTTGCCTTTTTTTCGTCATCCAATCAAAATAAAGATGATCTGCGAATGTTAATTCTTCGATTGTGATATTGGATAAACGATTTGCAGGACCAAAATAGACTTTACCGTCAAGTTCTACAGATGGAGGAAATTTCGTTAAGTCCATAGATTTCTCCAGGAACTCGATGTATTGAAATAAATATTCTTGATCATTTTCATCGAGCTTCACTAAGTTAACTTCATTTATCAACACATTGAAAGATGCTGCTTTTTCTTCATAACCTTCAGAACCTACAGCAATATCGACAAATAAAATAGTCAAAAGCAATAGTTGAAACTCTTCTTTTTTCATTTTTTTATCACTCATAAACAACTTAGCTATCTCTCCTATTTGATAGAAATTGAGATCATTCCATTTTTGCGCTACTGAAATATCGTACTCCATTCTTTTTTTTTATAAAGTTAAACAAAGTTTACATTTTTAAATTCAATAAAAAAGCGAGTTAAAATAATTTTTAACTCGCTTTAATCTACTTAAATAAACATAATGAATCAAAGATGTTCCACGTAAGAAAACCTAACCTTTGTCAAATATATGTAAATAAACTTTACATTGATGTAAAATATATTATATTTGTGGAGTAGAAGGTTTGTATAGCAATTTTTTGCATTCATGTGTTAATATCCAAATCCCGCTCGTTTTGAGCGGGATTTTTTAGTTTTTTGGTAAATTGTCTGGATTACGACCTAACTTATCCATTGAGTCTTGGAACGCTTTATTTAAATCAGTTTTAGAATCTTTACTTTCAAAAAAGAAATTAACACCTAAAGTTTTTGCGATACCTAGAAAATTAGAAAGAGAAGGATCTGTTTCCAGATCTAAAATCTTTTTGACACCCATTTCACTTATTCCCGTTTCTTTCGCTATTTTATAACGTGAAATACCTTTTTGCAAGCGTATTTCTTCTAATAATTGTACTAATATTTTTGAATGATTTTCCATATATTTGATGAAATTTCTAATGTTATTATTGGAAGTTTAATTATCTAAATGAAGCCTCTCACTTGAGAGGCTTCTGTTTTTTTATAAATTTTCGTAAGCTTGAACGATTTTAGAATAAGCATGTCTTTTCGCTTCTTGATGCTTTTCTTTATTCGAATCATCATCTAACCAATCGTAACATTCTGAGTCTGTTGTGTGAACTCTTAAATCTTTACCTTTGTACGTCGCAGATATGATGTATTGACCGTATCCGCTTGTTTTTTCAATTGATAAATTTACTTTTCTAAAAGTTGCCATAATTTCTAATTTTTTGATTGTTATTACTTGTTTAATTATCTGTTACAAATATAGTTATTATTTTTATTACTAAACTATAATTTAGTAATATTTTTATAAATATCCCTTATTTATCTTAAATCTAAATAGTAATGAATAGCACTTATCCTCTATAACCTTTATACAAAAGGGTTGTCCAATATTTGTCTAACAATTGTCTAACTATTGTCTAAAGTTTGTCCAAAAAAAATCAGATAAGGACATCAATGTCCTTATCTGATTTTATAAAATTATTGTATAACCCTTTTTTATTTATTTTTTACTTTAGGAAATCCAAATTTCCAAAGCAGAACCAAAGCTACTGAACCGATAACAATTGATAAAATCGTGAAATTTAAATTAAAACCTGTTGATTTATTTATTTTCGATTTATCAGTTTTTGATTGATTTTCTTTCGATAGGAGTTTTAATTTGGAATTAGATTTTATGTTAGTTTGTAAATTCTCAAAACTTGAATTTTCTGTCGAGTTGATTAGATCTTTTTTCGTTTCAGAACCTTTATAAGTTGCAGATCCTTTTCCTTTGAATTGATAACCATTATCAGTTTTAATCACTTCAAATAAATCCTCGTTATTTTGACCATTAAAAGTAAAATCAAAATCATTGGAGACTTCAACCCAACTTTTAGAATCAAACTCTTTCATTTGAACATCTTTAATAACTTCTGCAGTAGAATCTATTTTATTTATTTTTAAACCAGATTTTTCAATTGTAATTTTTTCTTTTACAACAGAGTTTTTGGAGGTTCTGCAACCATAAAAGCTAAAGAGAAAGAATAATGCAATAAAACAAAGGGTATTTCCTATAATATTTTTCATACTAAAACTCGTTAATTAAACAATAAGACATGATACTTTGCTTTTGTGTAAGCTTCATGAATTGTTTATATTTCTCTATGTCGTTTACGACTTGACAACCTTCACTCCAAGCACCGATATATTTTTTCTTCGTTTTCGAATCTAAATTATAATCAGATGGGTGAAAGTTAATACCTCTATTGTACTCTACAGAAGAATTAGCAACATCGCCAGCAATTTTATTTTTGTTATTATCTCGCAATAAATCGAAGCCACCAGTTTGACGATAAGCAACCACTTTTTCGTTATGAAGTCCTCTCGTCCAGATGTTGTAATACCATTTGTCTGCTACTACGACAGCCACTCCTTTTGAGTTTGAAGGAGAGAGTAATCCATTTGCTCCCGGGATTGTAGTTCCGGACATCACCATAATAAATTCTTCCCCCTTGAATACATAAAATTTACATGAGAATTCATTGAAAACAGGATTGTCATCTCGAACTCCTATGACATAATAATTGTCTGGTATTTTTATGAAACCAGGAATTTTTCGAACACGCCCCAAAAGCTGTGCATCAGTGTAATTTTTAACCATTTTGATCTGATTTAAAAAAAGATTTAATTTTGAAAACTATTTCGTCATCAACAGAGTTGATTATTTTATCCAGGAGATGGAATGCCTTTGCTTTTTTTCCATAAATTGTTTCGTGATTTTCGCCTATCGATTGAAATTCTAATAAACCGATATAAAAGCTGAAGAAGAGTTTTCCCCACATCAAAGAAATTGAGACTATTGCAGGGAGATCGTAACGAATACACTCTTTTTCGAACAGATACGCGAATCCTATGATCAAGGTAAATAAACCAATCTTCTCTGGAACTCGCCATCCTTTACCACTTTCAAAAACAAATTTTTCGCCTTCTCGTTTACGTTCAATTTTATTTGCCCGGATACCTGTTTTAGTATCCCATAAATTAATAAGAAGAAGAATAATCCAAATAGAAATCGAGAGTCCAAATATTTCTTTTGGTGTATTTTCTATCAAAAATTGATAAACACCTGTAAAAAATGTCGATACTCCTGCAGATACAATATAATTAGGAGAATTCGACATATAATCAATAAATGATTTCATACTATAAGTTTTAATAAATCAAACTTATAGTGAAGGAGTTTTTTTAGAAAGGACATAAAAAAACCACTTTATTTCATAGTGGTAAATTTTCTTACATTTGCAATAATCAACAATCCTATGCCTCTATACTGATTATTATACTTTTTTTATTATTTAAATTTTTATGAAATATTTTATTCTTGCCCCTATACTATTTATCACTTTCATCTATTTTTTTCTTGTGAAAGATAACATATTGTTAACCGATGATTTAGGTATGATTTATCAACCTGTCTTTGGAAATAATGAATATAATTATCTAAAATTCATCTCTAATTTTATTGATCAAGATATAATGACTTCTCGTCCGGTATCTGCTTTTTTTTACGGTACAATAATATTTTTAACTCAATTCTTTTCTATTAAATTTTACTTCGTTAATTATCTATTTTTTATAACTGCTATAACTTCAGTTTATCTTGTTGTTAAAAAGTTATTGAATGAAAGCATTGCTATTGTATCATCTTTATTTTATACTTTAATACCAATTGGATCATCAATTGTTTTTTCACCGATAATGATGAACTCAAATTTAGCTACGATATTTTTTTGTGGTGCAATTTATTTTTCTACAAAAAAGAAACTTGGATATCTAATACTTTCAGCATCTCTATTTATTACTTCAATTTTAAGTTATGAGATTTTTATTCCTTTAATATTTTTATTCTATTTTACTTTGAAAATCAAAAATTCAAAGAAAATTATATTCATAACATTTACATTATTTTCAATATTTATCTATAGAGAATTTATTGAAGTTAACATCTTTGATAACCACTTCCATCGAGATCAAAAATTAAATTTCTTGGATTTTGGCAGAAACGTAGATGTAATAACTACTGCAATAAAAATGCATTATAATATTCTTTTAAGCTTAGCAAAATCTATTAGAGCATTACAATTTTTTAGTATAATAGACTATATTCTTTTATTACTGTTTATGGTAGTATTAGTTAAATCTATTAATCGGGTCAATTTAGATTTAAGAATTTCTAATCAAAAATTATTGGTAATATTACTTTGTTCAATATCAACATTTTCAATATTTATTCTATCGTCTTATCTTCCTAATGCGTACGGATTCGATAACAGAAACTTAGGAGCTATGCGACTATTTTATGCTATTTTATTTACAATGTTAATTTTAAAAATACCTTCACAAAAAATAAAAAAATATCTATTAACAAGTATTTTTTTATTACTTGCAATATCAACCATCTCAATTAAAAATGCTTGGATATTTGCGGATAAAACAAATAAACAATTGTTTTACTCTTTATCGAAAATTATTAAACATGAAAAATTAAAATCTGATACAATATTAATATCTTATGATTTAAACAGTCGAAATAAAATATTTTCTGATCAGCACTCAATTTTTAAAAACCATCATTTTATTTTGAAAGAACCTATCTTTTCTGAAGAATGGGAAGTTCCTTATTTAAAAAAAGTTGCTAATATTAAAGAAAATGTAACAATTAGATATTTATATAAAGTAGATAAAAATAAAATTAATGATAGTTACTACATATATAACTGGTCAAAAAATATATTAATTAAAAAAGAGAAGTAGTTCTAATTACTTCTCTTTTTTCTATTACAAATATTGACTATCAAGCCATACAATTCTATCTTTTGTCCATTGATAAATCTGTGGATAAGACGTGTAAATAGTGCTATTAGATGGAACATTCCAGCGCGCAAATTCTTCTTCAAAAGAATCTAACCCAAAAGTCTTATTCATCTTGTCAGCGTGCTTATATACATTTTCAAGTGTAAATACTCCGCTATCTCGTAATTCTTTATATCTCGCTTTTATCTCAACTGAATATGCATTATAAAATTTAGACCAAAAAGACGTTTCTCTAATTGATCCATTATGCCCTGTAAAACTTAAGCCGTCCCATTGAAGTCCAAAAGTTGTATCCATATCATAAGGCAAAAAGTAAAACTTCACACCGTCCCACGACGTCACCATTAAGTTTTTTGTATACATATCTGGACTTTGAATAAATTCAACTAATAAAAAGAAATCAATTGCATTTTTCAAAACGTGATTAGTTTCGAAATTATCTTTGAAGGCTTGTCCCGTAAGAGCATTTGAAGCAAACCAAGCATTAATTTTTGTTTGAAAGTTCGCATCGGGTGACTTTGGATTTCTAATTTCCCATTGTTCAGCCACATAAGAATTAAAATTTGCGTGAGTTTCTGCAGCTAATTGGATATGGTTTTGATTAGAACTTTTAAGATCGTAGTTTTCTCGCTTTTTTCCAAGATTAAACATTCCGATTCCGTAAAAACCACCGTTAACAAATAATTTAGCTGGCACACCATCAACGTGACAAAGTGCTCCGCTATCAAATCTTTGTCCGACATTAGTATTAGAAGCAATGTAAGATACTTCGTTTTCTCTTTTTGGAAAATATTTTCTACTTTGGATAATGTCTTCCCAAATCTTATTAGATAGAATATTTCTCGCATGAGTAGCGTCTATCCAGTTACTTTTAAAAACAAATTCGCTATGATACGCCCAGTTACCAATTCTCAACTTAAAATCATCAGAATAATCTTCTTTGTTGAACAGTGCAAAAGTCCAGTTTTTCTTTGGATAAACAGCACTTGATGAGCCTTGAACTTCTAATGTTGCAAACTTTTTAAACGAAGTACCCGCATTATCAGTATAACTTAATATCCCCTTTGCAAGTGTTGGTTTTGCCGTTGGTAAAGCGTCCTTTGTTTCAAAATTTAATTCAATCAAATTTGTAGGATATGCAATTTTTGCTTTTGTTTTTTGCGAAATCTTAGAACCCGAACCAACACCATTCTCAATTGCAGTTAAAACGGCATCTTTTTCGATTGGTAATTTTTTGGTTTTTATTTTATAAAACTTAGTATTCGCATTTCTTGTATATACATAAGCTTCATATTTTGATTCTATATCAATAGTTACTTCATTTATAACATTTCGTGCAATGGCTTTAATATCATATATACTCGTTGTGTTATTATATCCACCTAAGACTATCATATTAACCCATTCACCTACACCAGTTACTTTTATTTTTTCATAACCTTTTAATTCATTCATATTAATAGAACCATTGTAAAGTCCTTCAGCTGGATATTGTACCCATCCATCGTTAATACCAGCATTAATATTTTCATCTACTTGAGGCATTGTGATTTCTTCTATAATTTCTTCTGTAGGATTTAAAAATGAATCTAAAACAATAAATCTTTCATCTATATATTTCTTTGCATCAATATTTTCAATTGACATACCCTCAGTAAATATTTTAGTTGGTGATACATCCATATAACCAATTGAAATAAATTCATAATTATTTGGAGAAACCGAAACATTATACTTGTCACCATAAATTAAACCAGCAACTAAATTTGTAACAACCCCATTTTTAATACCAAGTAACGAAGCGACATTGTTATTCGTGTCCATAGCTACACCAGTAATTGTATAGTTTCCTTTAACTGGTATATTTTGTGAAAACGAAGTTGGATACTCGTTAGTTGCTCTTACGGTATTATTTGTATATAAAAACCCTTGAGTTGTTGGAAATTTAACTTCTTCTCCGTTAATAACTTGATCGAAAAATCCTTTTAAAACATCATTACCCTTTGCATAAGACAAAGCTGACTTTGGATTGTTTTCTTCGTCAAGTGTTACAGTGAAATCACGGATGAAATCATCCATTCTTTGAATAGCCTTATTAACTTCTGTCATATTAGGCTGTGGAATAATTACAGAATTTAAAACAAACCCATTATCTGTTCTAAAAATAAAACCAAAACTATTTTCTGCTAAAATAATTGCAGATCCATCTTGTTTTTTAAAGTTCACATAAGTTCCTGGAGTGGCGATTAGGAAAATATTTGCATTAGGATCTCCCGGAACATTTGAAGTAGGTTCAATATTTCCTTTATAGAGACCAGTTCCAGCAGCAGTAACGACACTTTCTATATTTTCCATCAGTTTTGAAAAGGCAGTTCTAATTTTTTCTGCTGTGATATTTTTAGGATTATCGCTTAAAATAATTGAGAAAATCCACGAAAGTAATTCAGTAAACATAAATATAAATTTTAGTAAAATTCAAATGAGAAATCATCGGTAAAATCCGATTCACGGTAAGGAGGAAGAGAGCCTGTGTATTCGAAAAAAATTATGTTAGAAGTTAATTTAACCTGTACTCCAGAATTATCTTCAGAAACTTTTCCGGAGGTTAAATTGAAAGTTGCAAAAGCAGGAGACAACGTATTTCCAACTATCCACATTCGTCCATTCGCATCGCGTAAAATATAAACACCAGGATATCGAGAAACTTTTCTCGAGAAACCAATTCGAGATCCTTTCAATCCTAAAACATAAAGTGAAAGAGAAGTTTTGCTCGAGCTCTCTGAAACATCACCGGTTAATTCATTCTGATCAACGAGCGCATTAATTTTTTCAAAGGATCTGCGATTCTTACAGGCTATATTTTCTTTGATAGTTCCGGCACTTTCAAATGTTCCCTCCAAGCGAGGAATTGCAAATGGAGTCACATGGACTGCAGGACAATAGAAAATTTCACATTCTTGTAGTCCTGCAAAGTAATCTTCATCGCAATCATCGACAGCATCATGCCAATGTCTGTCTTCAAATTCTTCGAAAAGATTTTTATCCATGATTAAAAGCGACTAATTCGTTTGTTTAAAACAGCTAAATAACCACTCATGTGATCTAATTGTTCTTTATAAGCCAACTGTTCGATTTCTGGTAAACCTTTGTATAATTCATTATTATAAATGAAATTGGTTAACTTAATATATTTAACCTCTAGTTCATCACGCTCTTCGAACACTCGTTGTTGGTGTGGAGGAAAATCAGAATAGAAATTCTCGTCAACATTCTCTTCATCATTTTTTTTGTTTTTAGCACCAACATCTATTGATAGTATTAGTCCGTAAATCAAGAGAACTCCTAAAGATATGGTGGATTTAATTCCGTAAATAGCCACAACAAAATCTGGTAAATCATAATAAATAGATTGATAAACTTTGAATTGACTGAAACAACAAATAACGAAAAGAAAAAGTAAAGTGATTAGACTGCTCCAAGACGTTTTTTTGATAAAATTTTTCATAAAATATTTTTTAATTAATAAATTCTAAATTCAGATTTTGGCAGTAAAATAGAAAGGACATCATTTTTAAGGCAGATATAAACCGCTATCCATAAACAGAATATCAGAACCGTCAATTTCATTTTTTACATAGCAAGGTAACTTGACGAGATCCTCCAGAACCGAGTTCATATAAAAATCTGCGAGATCCGTTCGCGCAAGCTTCAAACGTTCTAATCTTACATCCGAAACAGTTTCCAACTTTTCCCAGGGCATGAGTTCTATTTTCATAATAGCTCCATTATTTTCTAACTTGAAAATACCAGAATCGCAAACCGCTGCAATCGTATAATTAACCAAAGCTGCGTTTATATTTTGCTTTAATTTTTCAGTTAAGTCAGTTGATTTAAAACATTCATTTAAAGAAGATTGTATATATTTAATCTGAGCATCTTTAAGGAAAGGTTTAAGTGCTTGAAAAGTGGTGTAGCTGCCATTCAAAGAAAAGTATTCTTCGAATTCATCCAACCTTTGGATAATTAAATCCTTGTGTCGTTGTCGATAAGGAGACTTTTCCCAAAGAGGAAATTGATCAGAATTCGAATCAAATAAAACCAATAGATCATTCAACGACTCAAGCGACATCGTCAGCAAATCACGATTTAGATCCTTTATTTCGTACCATTCAGCTTTCTCAGATGTTGAAGTATTTTGGCGACGAACTCCAACACTTCCTACTTTTACATTTAGCGTATTCAACGAAAGTGAAATTCCTTTACTTGAGATAAATTCGCACACAAAATTTCGCGCTTCTTTTTCTTCAGCAGTTAAATTTTCTGGATCCTGCAATTTTTCAAAAAGTTCAGTTCCGATTATTTTTTTTAACTCGCGTTCAGCTCGCGTTAAATATGGTTCGATTCGAAAAAATTCTAAGTCACCTTCAGTTTGGACAAATTGGTTTAATTCTTCAGTTGTTGAGATATATTTCATTATGATGGAGTTGTTTCAGTTGCACCAGATGTTTCTTTGTCAAGCGTTGTCAGAATTGTATTTGCAAAAGCACCGACAAGATTATCGCCCCAATTGTTCCAATCTCGGATTAGATAAAATGGAAGTAAAGAGATCGTTCGATTGATCACCATATTCGCACACATCACCGTGTATCCTTCACGAATATCAGAACCGCTACGACCGCCATTGTTAGAACCAGGAATAGCCACACCAACAATCGCGGGAGGAATACCTTTGGCAAATAAGATTTCGGTATTACCTGCAGACGCGTCTGGAAGCATAGCACCCTCTTTTATTTTATTTTCGATAGGCTCGATGATGATTGTTTTTTCTTCTTTTCCATCCGGTCCTTTTACCATCGGAACCATCATCGATCGTCCTGCAGCTTCTTTTCCTTTCAAATGTTTATCCATCGCTGTAACCACTTCACGCGTTTTATTTTTGCGCTCTTCTGGAGTAAACTTTTCCCACTCATTTTCTTTGTGTTTATTTTTTCCGAATTTTCGGATAAAATATTTTTCTGAGATATGGACTAAATATTGAAAGTTCAACGCTTGTTCTGCAATTCGTTTTTTTACTTCTGGAACTGATAAAATAATATCTGCCCAACCGTTAAGAAGTGGTGCGTGCCACATTGGTTTGTTATAATAAATAACCCCGTTTTTCACATAATGAAATGGAATTATAAACTTGCGATATCCTTTTTGTTTACAATATTCTTTGATGTCTTCCCAATAATCATATTGTGAGAAACAAGGAACTTTTGACGTGTATTTTTCGTCGTAGTTTGTCCAGTCCGGATTAAGGTAAACGTTTTCTATTTTACCTGTGCTTTCGTTCATCACTTCGAAGCGACAAAAAATTGGATCGTGTCGTTTAATTAATCGAACATCCTCGTAATTATTTAAGAGACAAAACTCAACGAATCCCAAATCGTGAATTTCCAAATCATTGATAAACTCCGAATAAAATAAATTTATATTGTTTCGTTTATCAAATTCATTCAGACCAGGAACAGCGCGAAATGGTTTTTTAATTAACTCGCCTTTATCGTCCTCTTCATAAATAGAAAGTCCTGTCCCGAAATGTGCAGCGGTTGCAACTTGCACAGCTTTACCAGCCACACCAATTTTTGCAATAAGTTCTAAAACTTTTTTAGGACCAGAATTGCTCGGACCCCAAGAAACCACTTCAGAAGTTTTTGTTTTTTCGGTGTCAATTTCGCTTTTATTGACTTTGATTAAAGTTGATTGCTCTTCGTTTTTTGAGCTTTTCGACGATGCAGAATAATTTTCGATAAAAAAAGCACCGCTTTCTCCTACGAATATTCCTTCAGATAATTCCTGTATCATTAATAAATTACTTTTAGTCCGTTAAACTTTCGAATGAATAAGATGTTAATCTTTACTTTTTTCCCTTCAGTAGTTTCAATGTTACGCGTACGATTTTCGAAATGATTTGGCGATTTTCTTAGTTTGTTTTTCTGCATTGCTTTTTCTTCTAAAGTCAATTTTCGACCAGAAAAACTCGAAACTAATTTTTTTGCATTGCGGTAAAAATTCAATTTGCCGCCTTCTTTATTATTTCGATTAAAGGTGAATACTTCAATATCAAATCGCATCGGTTCGCCATTTGGATAATTCGAGTCGATTTGCTCGAGTACTTCGTTGAGAAAAATTTGATTTTCCATAAAACAAATATGAAAAAGCATTCATTTTTTAGAAAGGACACAAAAAAAAGTATCATTTTACAGGGTGTTTTCTCAAATTTATTTTACTATATATTTAATAGTCAAATAGTTGATTTCTAAAACGGTATATTTTTTTATCAAATATGTATCCTCTCCACGCCACGACCTAAGGAGTTTTTACACTTTCCTTTTTTTGAAAATCGACCCAAATATGAAAACCCGCTTAAACAGAGGGCTGTAGAGGAGTTTGGAGATTTTCCGAAATTCTAAAAATTAATATTTTTTTTATAAAACGTTGAAGCCCGCATAAACAGCGGGCTTCAAAGGTATTCGTTAGAAAACTACATAAAAGACATCTATAGATCGATGAAAAACGATGAACTAACTTCTTCAGACACCATGTCTGCGTACTTCCAATACAGATGATAGTCAACGGTGTCGCTTAAGTGAGTAGCATGCTCTGGTAGAGTAGTGCTTTCACGCTCCGAACTCTTATCCTTTGCATAACCGGAGTTTCGTTTGATCTCCGTTTCAGCTCCTTCAATAGAGATGACAGTATTTGGACAGTTATCCTTGTTGATTAGGATTTGAGGGAGTCTTGGATCAGATCCTTTCAATAAATAATTCAACACTGTAAACTTTGCTTCGTGATAAGGGTTATTTGTTTTAGGAGTCATGTTGTTGACTATCCAACCAAGACTTTGCAATTGAGCCACTATCTTATTAGCGATTAACTCATTGTTCTTATCACGTTCTTTGAATGCCTGTGCATCGTGCCTAAGAATAACATTACGCACACGATTCTTATGATCTAAGTAATACAAGTCAAATTCCTTTACAAGATCTTCATAATCTTTTGGACGCTTGACAACGAACTCTTTGATACATCTCTCGATATTGTTCTCGTAGTCCTTTTGCCAAACAGTCATTGAGTTGATTCCTTCTCCAGGATCTATTGATATCTCTAATTGTTGATACCAATTCAAATCCTTATCCTGTCTACAGTTGTCATGTTTCTTTGGTACGTAAGCAGTCCCAACATCCTCCAGGAGATAATCCAAATCACTTGCGTTACCATAAGTGTGAATATCTTGAGACCATTGCATATAGAATCCATTAAGAACTGATGGAGGTTCTATATTCAAAATCTCAGCTTCATAGTGAATGCGGCTTGAAGCGTTCGCCTCCATACGACCAAACCAGTTCTTAGATAAGTTCTTGATGTTTACTGTAGCAGGAGCTCTTAAGAAAGTGGAGATCCCTTTATATTCTGGATTAGTTTTGTAAACGTTTTCCATCTCAATAAGCCACTTTCCTTTTTTAGTCAATGGCATAGACGATGCGAAGATCTCAGCATTAAGAAGTGGACACTTTTCAAAGAAAGATTTCTTAGCACGGTTAGTCGTCTGAACGTTAAGGAATAAACGTTCTTTATTTAATAATGCAGCTTCATCACCGATTACCCAATACGAGTTAATTCCACGACCTGCATCTGGCATATCCAACGACACCAGAATAACAATAGTTCCGTTACGAAAGTGAATAACATTGTTCCAACGCTCCGGACTTTGAAAAGGTAATTCATAGCCTGGTCCTTTTTTTCCAACTACATAATCAATTCCCTCATATACGCCAAACATCTCAAGACCTTCTTTCGTTGAAGGAAGTGTTCGAGAAAGAATTTGTTGATACGTTTCTCCTACAAGAATACCTGTGCTTCGAGGCATAGCTCGAACACAGGACATCATATCCCAACCAAGAACTGTAGACTTTCCTCCACCACGTGCTACGAGATAAGTTTTATTTTTAATACCTAACTTAGTAGCAAGAACGGCAGCAGCTTGAAAAGGATTAAGTTCAGTAACTATTTTAGTTTTAATCCTTGCCTTCATCTACTATTTTTGATTCTACAACTTCAAATTCAATATCTTGAAACTTAGCCTGCCCAAAATCAAAACCACCACTCTGGAGAGCAGCAGACATAGCCTTCTGTAACTGTCTATCCATTTTAAGATGAAACTCATGCGCTTCAATCTTCTTAGGATCTACTTCGTTTTCACTAATATTTGGTAAAGTTTCTTTGTATTTATCTAAGACAGCTCGTGCTTCCTTCCAATCACGATCTTTGATTAATTGTTGATATAGGAACATATATTCCTCGCGAACAAACATCATTTCTGCAACAGTATTCACTTCGTCAATCTCACCAAATAGATTAGACATCATGGTGTAATCTCGATAAGCAGTAGCTTGACTTACATCGTAATCGTCCACGATTTTTTTCAAGACCTGTTGTTTCGAATATTTGTTTCGCATACGAAGAGAACACATCAAAACAACACGTTCCAGACGTGCTTTCTCAGCATCTGAAATAGGATTGTTTTCTGGCTCTAAATAGTGTGCTCGTAAACGTTGAAAAGTATTGTCTTTATTGAATTTGACGATATCTGACATTGAACTATTTTTATTCAAATTCAAACATCGAGAAAGAGGAGAGGTTTAGAAAGGACACAAAAAAACCGCTTAGTATAGCGGTTTACACAAATATAAACAAAGTTGATATTAAGCAGGTTGTATTTTTTCTTTTGTCAGTAGCTTTTTCTTATCTTAGACATGGTCTTTATAACTGAAAAAAGCCTTGCAAATCGCAAGGCTGTTCATGTATAATTAATTCGGAAAACAAAAGTTTTTTATTTTATTTAGTCAATATTGAAATGTGACCTAATTTATTCAAATCTTCAAAAAATTCTTTTTCAGAAGTTGCACGGATATCTTCATTATTTGCAATAACAGCACGCTTTGCGTAAGCCTTCATATAGCCTTCGTTTGTTTCGTAAAAATCTTTTGAATCGTTACGCATCCAATCAACGAACTCCACGTCTGTTTTAATTTCTATTATTTGATCGTTGTCGTTAAATTTTACTTTCATAAAGCAAACGTAAGGATTTAATTCGAAATCCTTACGTTTTGACCTTGCTTTATATTGCAAGGTCGATTCGTCTATCTGAAACATAATCCTGTAGGCTTTCGTTTAAGAAATCATTTAGTTGAGTTGCATTTCTATTTTGTTTCGAGAATTCTACTAAACGTCCGCAAATCAAAATCCAATTCTTTATTTTCGAATAAGTCGTTGTTCCGCTGTGTTGTCTAAATTCAACTGTTCCGTATCGTTGGTAACTTTGAAAATTTAGTTTTACATATCGCGTATTAAAAATGTTTTGTATTTCGGAAATACTATTTGCGTTTTCCAAACGGCTTTCGAAATTATTTAAGCTTTTTAAACTTTTACAAAATCCGTTATTATTTCCACGTCTGGAAATCGGTACGATATTATCAAATCCGGTTTCTATTTTTAAATGATTTTTGAAAAGTGTTTTAAAATTTTCTAAAGAAAAATCCTGTACTCCAAAATGTAAATGAAAACCGCAAGAAGAATTTACTTTTGCGCCTGCTTTTCGTAAAGCTCTACAAACTTTCTCTATTTGTTCTAAACCTTCGTGTCCTCTTAGAACAGGGCTTACGATTTCGTTTCCGTTACCTCCAGATATAGAAGAGTCGCTTACTATTTTCCAATGGTTACGAGTATTGTGGTTATAGCCTTCATTTTCTATTGAAATACCTAAGGTTCTTACCTCTCTTAAGATTTTTTCTGCAGTTGTTCCGTAAGTTTCAAGCTCTATCCCAAAGGTTCTTGTTAAGGCGTATTCGAAAGGTAAGTTGATAATATTTGCAGTTTGTTGTTCAAACCATTTTTTCCAAATGTTGTAAGCAAATCCGTAGTTTCCGTTGGTTACGTACTCAGCTACTTGAGTTCTTGTATAGCCTAAGTCGAATAATTTTTTAGCTTTTTCTGTTTTGTTTAAGTTGCTGTTTAAAATTTCTGTAAGTGTCATAACTTATTGTTTTCCTTTTAATTATACAGCTAAGTACGACCAATTAAAGAACCGATGCAAGTTATAACTTGTTTATTTTAAATGAAATAAGTTGATAAACATCACAAAAAAAAGTCCTGCAATAATGCAAGACTTTTACAAAAAACATATATCTTAATGTTGAATAATATTCACTTTAAGACACCATGCAAATTTACGTTAAAAACGTTTCATAATCAAGCTTTTTACCATTAAGTTTGACCTCGAATTCTAGATTATTATCTTTCATATACTTTATCCAACGCGAGACGTTTACATCACAATATTTCGGATCAAGTTCAATAACTCGAGCTTGTCTCCAAGTTTGTTCGCACGCGATCAAAGTTGTTCCAGATCCACTGAAAGAATCCCCTACGATATCACGTTGTTTCGATGAGTTTTTAATTTGATAAGAGAACAGTTCAATAGGTTTCATAGTTGGATGCTCTGCATTTCTATTTGGACGATCAAACTCCAGAACAGTAGTTTGTTTTCGGTCCGAATACCACGAGTGCGCAGCCCCTTCTTTCCATCCGTACAAACAAGGCTCGTGCTTCCAATGGTAATCTTGTCGTCCCATTACAAGAGAGTTCTTAACCCAAATAAGGCATTGTGCCAATTTCCAACCCGCTTCCTTCAGAGAGTTTCTAAAGTTTGCGCCTTCACTATCTGCGTGCCATACATAAATTGGACAACCTTCAGCTGCGTGAATAAATGTTTCTTGATAAAATAAATATAAAAACGTTTTAAAATCAGCATCTGACATCGAATCGTTTTCGATTTTCAATTTATCTTTTGTCGAACCTTGATAATCGACATTGTAAGGAGGATCAGTAATCACAAGATTGAATTTTTCTTCCTGTAATAATGCTTGATAAGTTTCAGATTTTGTGGAATCTCCACAAATCAAACGATGAGTTAAGTTTTTTTGTTTCGAAATAAACTCATAAACATCTCCTGCTTTTGTTTTTGGTTCTGGAGGAAGTTCCACTTCAAACTCCTGTTCCTGTTCCGGAGAGTCTACAAGACTGTCCGGTAACTCAAAATTATCTAAGTCTAATCCAAGATCATCAAAATCGAAATCAGAGAAATGTTCTGCAAGCATATCGAGATCCCATTCTCCAACATTGATGTTTGATCGTAAGTTGTATTCTTTTAATTCCTCTTCTGTTAACGCTCGATTAGGAACTCGAACATCGATTTCTTCATCTCCTCGACCTAATGCAAAAAGCGCACAAATACGTTGATGTCCTGCAATAATAATATTATCAAGATTGATTACAGGAATCTCAACAAGATTAAATTTTTCTAAGGATAGTTTTAGTTTTTGAAGTTTTTCTTCAGTGATTGTTCTTGGATTGAATTCATAAGGTACAAGATCTGAAACTTTACGTTTCTCATTATACCATTCAAGTGGCGATAAAATTTGTTTATTCTTTTTCATTTATAAGATTTGATAATTTTTCAATGTCATTCAAGAACCGTTGTAGTTCTTTTTCTTTCTCTAGGATATTCAACTCTTTTTGACCACGTTTTTTAAGAGGTAAACTTGGAAGTTCAGCTTTCCATTCAGCAATTGTTTTTTTGCGCTTAGAAACCGATGTGTACTTATTCTGACGAAGTTTGCACAGTGCTGTATAACTAAGATTTGAAAAGTCTTCAGAAGATTCGAAAGGCAAAATTTGTCCGTGATCTTCAAATTGCTTGAGAACCTTCCAACACTTATCATTTTCTAAAAAAAGGTTGAAAATTTTAAATTGAATTTTGAATGCTTCTTCCTGGTTATTTTCAATTTCATTTAATTGAACTTTTAACGAACAAGCCTCTAAAAATGTAGATATTCGTCGTTGGTAAACAGGATGCAAAGACGCGGGATAAAAAGAAATCGGTTTAGATTTAATCTCTTTTAATTTATCTGAAGGAATTTCTTCAGTACTTTCTTTTGGAGTTGGTTTTGGACTTTCAATCGATTTTAATTTGATTAATTCAGCCTTTAATTTCGATTGTAAATAAGGAGATGATCCTTTCTTTAAAAGTTGAATCAACACTTTATTTGAACTCAATTTTTCTAATAGAATTACGCCATCCTGGTAATTACATCCGTTATTTATCCAATCCTGTATCATAACTCAAAAATCAAATTATTATGATCAACAGGAAAGGACAAAAAAACCGCCTATTTAGGCGGTTTAAAAGAAATAAAATGTAGTAAAAAAACACAAAAAAGAGAAAAATGTTTATGATTTAAGGAGCTGTTTTCGTCTTGTAGCAACGATAGCTTTACCTTCAGTTGAAGTAATTAATTTTGAAAGAATAGTTACATCATTTTTTGATTTAGTATTGATCAATTTTAAAACTTCTTTTTCAGATAATTTTTCGAATAATATTTCAGCTCCTTTTTTTAGTTTTAAGTAGGAAAAGCCTCCTGTATATAACTCCACGCAGTTTTTTGGAATACCTAATCCAAGATGAAGGAACGTACCGTCAACAAGACGATACGATCTAATATCTTTTTCGTCAACAGAAAAATACTTTCTTGGATCTAAAGCTTCTTTTTCCATTAACCACCAACAGGAGGACCAACAGCAGCGTTTGCCATTGGTAATTCAGCCGTATAAAGACGTGGACCTTTATTTGCTACAATATTCAATGTTGCGCCGTTATTATCTTCGTTCGTTTTACCTGTGTCCAAATCAAAGTTCTCGAAGCGTGCTGGCTTCAACTTATCTCCAATTAACCAGGTATTGCCGTTTCCATCCGGAATAGCAAACACCAAACGAGCGTTTTTATATTTTTCTTGGAAACCAACTAATTGCGCTTTGAATCCAGCAATAAAAGCCTCTAAGGTTGTTTGAACCTTTTTGTTTCCTTTGTTTCCAACCAATGCAGCTTTCAATCCATTCAAATCTACTTGCAATTTCATTTTAGCAAAACCTTTTCCTGTTTCCATAACAATTGGTTCAGCAATTGTTACATACGACGCGTGATCGGTTGCAGCAGCAGGAGCAGGAATAGACTTGATATGTTCAGCAGGAGCGTAATAAATTTCTTCTGCAATACCCGCATCCACATCTTCTTGAGGGCATAATCCGATATCTTCGACTACTTCATCCTCCCAACAATTTTTTTTAACTTCAGCCATAATGCTTATTTTATTAATTCAACAAAATTTGATCGACTCTTAACCAGTGCCGCCATCGCTTCGATATCTTGCGACCACTCAACTTTCGTTTTATTCTTACCGTGAAAATTAAAACGCTCTGGAGCTTCTGAAGTCATCATGTAACGATCTCCATTAGAAGAAACAAATACAATTTGATCTTCATACTCTTCGATTGATCCTAAAGGATTAACTCCAGATAATAATTGTTGAGCTTGAGGAATCACAGATAATTCGTCTAAGTCAGCCTGTAATAATTCAGCAGTTTCTGTAGATTCTTTAAGAGCAACTCTCAACTTTTCGTTTTCAGCTTTTAATTTATCAACTTCAGCTTTTAATGTTTCATTTTCCAACTCTACAGGAGATTTTACTACTTTTTGAGTAGTTTCTTTTACCGAATCAACACCAGAAGCTTCTATAGCTTCTGGTGTTTCATTTTTGTTTGATTTTCCCATGTCTTAAGGAATTGCTGGTGCTACAGTTTCGTGTGGGTAGAATAACTCCATTTGTTTTTTCTTAGTTCCATCTGCTAATTCAATTTCAGCGTCACCTAAACCAAGAACAGTTCCTGTGAAGTCCATTACACACACAGCTTGATTCAATAATAAAGAATAACCACGCTCGAACTCTCCAAACATTAATACTTTATATTTTTCAACCTGTACATCTGTAAAAACAGGATCATTGTCCAAAATGTCAATCAATTTCAACATATTTCCGTCAATAGTCGCCCATACAATATTGTCTGGTAAATCATCGTGTCCAATTAACTTTCGAGTTTTAGATGGAGCTTTTGCTGCGTTACCTTCTTCGTAATTTGGAGAGTTTTTATACTCCAATTCATAAGCATCACTGTACATTTCAAGTAAATTCGTAGAACAGTGAATTTCCTTGATTTTCGACTTAAATAACTTTGGAAATTTTCTTTCAAAATTTCTAAAAACTGAAATTACATTAGCCGGTGTAATTACATCAGAAGGAATTTTATAAACAGGATTAACTGTATTAGCTAATGCAGTTTTAATGATTTTAGCCCAACCATCTAAAGAGTAACCAAATTGACCGAAAGCTTTAGTTTCGTCACGATCACCTAAAATTGATAAGAAGTCAATATCATCAACAGCTTGTTCAATCACCCATTTAGTGATCATCTTTGTGATTTCTTTGTCCGTAGGTTTTTTATCCTCTTCGTAAGAATCAGCTAAAAGAGTTCCTAATACAGCAGCAGGAGTAAACTCGAAGTTGATTTTTTGACGATACGATTTATGCTCCATATCACGAACTACAGCTTGTCCCAACGCGTCCCATTCTGGTCTAAAACCTTGAACTACATGCGTCATCAAAGCGTGTAATGTTTGGTAAACACCTTTTACTTTGGTAACTTTTTTACAGTAATCATCAATTCTTACTGATGTACTTTTGGCAAAATTTACATGATTAACTGCTTTATTTTGCACGACGTGTCGCTTTAATTCCTCAGCGACAACTGAAACTGAAATTGCCATATATTTTAATTATTAAATTGAATCGAAAATTGAAGTTGATTTGTCAGATGGGTCTGTATTCTCATCTCTCGTAACTTCTTCTTTTGTTGTTACATTTGTTGGAGCAGCATCACCACGAGCTCCAAACTCAGCGACTTTTGCAGATAATTCAGCAACATTTGCAGTTGCAGATCCTTTATCTTCCAACTTGCGATCTTTCATTTGTTTTGAAATATCAGCAGTTAATGTGTTCAATGAAGTTTCTGCTGTTGCTTGAGCAGTTTTCGCAGCTGTTAACTCTGTGCGAGCAGTAGCTAAATCAGCAGTTAATTGAGCAATTTGAGACACATCGCCACCACCATTTGTAAGTGCCGTTTCCAATGCATCCAATTGATCCTCCGTTAAAGAGAAATTTGCTTTAGCCTCTTTATCGAAAAAACCTTTTTTTGTTTCGATTGCAGCAACACCCAAAGCAGTTGCTAACGCAACGTATTTAATTGATTGTGACATATTATTTTTGTTTAATGATTCAGATTCTGTAGTTGAAGATTCTTCCTTTTGATGATCGATTAAAGAGTATATTTTATCAATGGCAGTTTCCATCGTTCCGATTTCATCGACTAATCCTTGTTTTAATGCATCAGAAGAAATACAGTAAGAAATACCTGTAAAAACACTTTCATTTAATTGCGGTCTGTAAGTTTTGACCATTTTATGAAAGCGTTCGTTGATTGGATCTAAATCCAATTCGATAAAAGGTTTTGAATTGCCCTTTTTTAATTCTCTGAAAGTGTTATTCTTTTCAGTAGATGCAGTTGCATATTCTTCAATAATTTTCCCACCTGCTTTTTCAATAATACCATCAACAATAACTCCTTTAGCCATTGTTCCAATAGATCCGATATCATCGCAATATTCATTTGCGATAATATAATCGCAGGCAGAAGCTAACCAATAGGCAGCAGAACAGATCATTCCATCTGTATATGCTACAATTGGTTTAGGAAAAGATTTTATTTTAGATGCGAGTTCTGGAGTTCCAGAGCATTGACCACCACCGGAATCGAAATCACATAAAACACCAACAATGTTTTCAGAGTTTTTCCAATCATCCAAGTAAGCTCCCATAGTTTTAGTTCCCATAGGACCGCACCATTGCGAGTACTTTAAAATAGCTCCTTTGATAGGAAGAATTGCGATGGAACCGGGTTGTACTTCAAACTCTTCATCATCGTCTTCATCAAGATCATCGAAGTAAAATTCTTTTTTTACTGTAGAATAGAAGAAAGGCTTTGCGTTCTCAACTTTTACCGGATCATCTCCATTAATAATTCGAAGCAATGAAGGCATCAACTCATTTGCAGAATTGTCTGTTATCAACCATTTAGATGATAATAAACTATATAAATTCGTAATGCCTGTTTGATTTTTCTTCATAAAATATCATTGTGATTACACACATTTTGGTAATACAATGATATTTCGAAGTGAATCCTTTAGAAAGGACTTATTTTTTGGCGCATAGTTTTGAATCTGGAGTCTCCAGATAGCGAAATTGAAAGACGAGAAGTGTTTTCTTTAAAAGTATAAGTTAATGGCTCTTCATGATTTCCTATGAAATATCGAAAGAGTGAAGTCTCGATAATAATGATCACTTTTTTATTTCTGTATTTTTCAATAGAAGTGACATCAGATAAGTCTTGCATTTTTACTGTAAAACCAAAGCTGTTATTGTTGTAACTGCCCGAATCAGAGCCTTTAGTTTGACAATCTATTGCGGTATCATCTTCGAGTGGTCGAACCGCAAAACCATCATATTTTCGACATTCTTCTAATGTTGGAATGCCTTGTCTTTTTATTTGATGAAATTTAAAATCGGAATGATTTACAAAAATTCCAAATCGAAGTACTTTTCGTTCTAAATCATCTGGAAAATTGAGAATTTCTACTATCATTTTAGTCTATTTTTTGATGAAAATTGGCGTTTTTGATACCCTAAAAAGTCCAAAGACTTTTTAAGGTATTTGGTTAGTTTTAATTCATTGTTTATCAATTGAATACAATCATCACAAAGGACAACTTCTAATTTCGAAGATTTTCTTAGCCAAATTTGACGTTGAATTTGGCGAATCTGCATTTTTTTTGCGCATAAAGTCTTTATAAAGTGACTCCGGATCTAATTCTTCATCAGTAATTTCATAGACTTTCAAAAAGTTTCGAAGACTATCTTTGTAATGATCTTTTCGGAAAATTGAATCATGAAGAATAAATGAATAACACTGTTCTCGGAAATACTTATCCAACAGATCCCCCATATACTTCAATTCTTTGTTTGTAACCGAAAATCCTTGTTTTTCAAAAATTTTCTGACCAAAACAAATCGTATAAAAATCGCTTTTTTCAGAGATTTTGATTTCCCAATCGATATGGTTCTGATTCTTCTGGAGCATTGTGGACAAATAAACACCGATGGAGTCGGTTAAAGAAAGTTTATATTTTGGTCCGTAAATGGCAGTTAGGTATTTTTTGATGTAAATAGGCACAGGAACGGGCAAAGTAAATAAGTTTTCCATTAAAAAAGTTGAGTTTATGTAAAGATACTTTAATTAAAAGTAAAAATAATTTACTTTTTTGATTTTCTAATACACCTATTTTTTTCAAAAAAAAGTTCCACAGTTCCACAATTTGATATAATTCATTGATTTTGAATAATTAATTAATGTTGAACCTTTTTATTTTCTGTTGAACCTCTTTAGAAATCCCGTAAAACTTGTGGAACTTTTTTTTTGAGTTCCACAAGTTCCACAAAATAAAATATTGATTATTATTATATAATATATTGATAATTAAATATATATCTATAAATAAATATAATAATGTTGAACTGTTGAACTGTTGAACCGCTTGTATTTGCTTTTTCTAGGATTCGCTCTATTTTCTTAAATGTATTTTATTGCAAAAGGGGGTGCGGGGGAATTTGACAAAAAAATCCAACTCAGAAAAATTACTGAATTGGATTGAATGATATTTCCAGAAAGCATAGTTCAACCAGGCGTTGAGATAAATGTGGGTTGGAGCGTGAAGATGCGTTGTGTTGAAAGATAAATGACGGTTGCAACGTGAATACCAGAATCGAAAACAAATGTGAAGAGGAGCGTTGAAAGCTCCTCTTTGTTAACTATTTTCTAATTCTTTGATTCTTTTATTAGCGATTAACCATGCTTCTAAATAGACATTATATTTTTCTTGTTTAGATCTAAGTTTTTTTTTACAATTTGGATCTTTTAAAAAACGTTTGTTAAATAACTTATTCCATCCTCTAATGCATTTTAGAATCTTTTTCCAATTACGTTTTCGTTCAATTTTTAGTAGGTGGATTTCTTCTTTCATGTTATTTAAATTGATTATTGAATATTTTAGTAAATTCTGTAAACGTAATTTCTTCAGATGCATCATCAGGTTCTTGAAAAAAATCAAATTTTCCATCTGAACGTTGGAATAGGAAATGATTCCCTATAGATATTTCATATATTAATAAAAAAAATTCTATACCTGTAAGTTCTGATACTAAATCTAAGCCTTGATAATTGAAAAAGGCTATACTAAAATATTTGTCTTTAAATTGTTCTTCAATATCCATACTAATCTTCTTTATTTAATTCATCTAACCAATAGTCGAAATCTCTACATTTTTCAATTATTGTTTCCCAATTATCAGAAACAAAATCTTCAAAAGAATCAAAAAGCTTACTATCTCCTTCATTGAGAAAAAACTCGTTGTCATTTTCAATATCTTTTTTCTTTATAGTAACCATATAATGACAATCATAGAATGAAAATGATAGTTCATAAACTAATGTTATTTCTTTATCATTGTCGTCGTAAGTCCAGTCACGATTTGATACATAATGTAGAATAGTATTGTTATCGAATTTGTATTGAATATTCATGTTTTTATTTTTTTTCGTTTAATTTTTGTTTGATTAATAGTACCAATTGATTGAATTGTTTTTCGTCAATGAATTTCAACGCATCGAGAGATGATTGGTAGATTTTGTTTTGTTCCTTCAGTGTTTCTATTTTTTGATTAGTATCAAGGTTCCAAAAATATTGTTGGACGTATGAGACGAGAATACAAAACATAATTATGCAGAAGTAATTAAAGGCAGGGTCGTCAAGTATTTTATTTAAAACCACTGCAAGGATAAATGGTATTAAAACCGTTAAAAATAGTTTTTTCATGATTATTCATTTAAAAATGTTAATATAGATTTTATAGAATTCGGAATGTCATTTATGGTTACTTCTTCGAAGTCTGTCAAAATAAATGAATTTTTAAAATGTATTTCTACGTCATCCATTTTTGCTCCAGAAGTCGAGTCTTGTCCAAAATCCATACGAGCATCGTATCTTATGTAGAGGCATTTGTTTTTTGTCTTTGTGAAAATATAAACAGTTATATTTTCAGAGAGGTTTTTTTTATGAAATTTCATATAATTAATTATTTAGCTATTAATTCTTCAAATGAAACTCGTACATCTGTTTTATTTGGAATGCAGCACAGGTCAAATTTTCCGTTTGCCAACTTCATTAGAAGTATATTTCCAAATCTCATTTCTCCATATATATAACCAGGATCTAAATTTGTTTTACTCGCGACGATCTGTAGGAAATCGTCAGAATAATCTGTCAAGGCACAATATTTTCGAACACTCATACCAATGGAATTAATGTTAAAGATTGTCCTCGCTGTCTTTTTAGATCATAACCTAATTTTTTTGCTAATGGTTTAATCTTAGTTGATAAATTAGTGTCTAAAACTCGAAGTTTATAATAATCAGGATCCGTTTCATTCTCTTCATAAATGAAATTTAATAAGTCGATATAAGGAATAGGTTTTCCTATATTTTCATACAATTTTTGAAAAATTCTTGCAGGTTTTACTGCTAAAGAAATACCTAAATCTTTTACGATTACACGATATGCTTTGTTTGTTCGTTCGCATTTTAAAATTTCGATTTTCATAGTGTTAAATATTTAATGTTGTTTGTATTTGATTAATTTCTTCCTGGTTGTTCAATCTTGTTAATAGCAGATAATCAACTCTTTTAGCCATTTTTACGCTATAATCTCCAATCGAATCTATATTTGGAGGAAAAATTTCGTCCATCATCTCAAGTAGTTCTTGTTTGTCAAACACTTTATTTGGAGTGTGAAATCCAACGAGCTTTCTTGAATTCGTATCGTAAACCAACAGCACAGTGCTGTCGGTTTTTCGTAATGTTAATCGAAGATGATACATAGTTAGAATGGTAAATCATCATCGTCTCCATTTGAGAATTCGCCGCTTGCAGATGGAGGTAAATCTGTTGGAGCGGGAGGTGTATTGCTGTTTTTTGCAGAACTTAAAAAAATCATATTTTTGACAACGCATTCCAAATTCGCTGCTGCATTTCCACTTCTATCTATGTATGCGTTTGCACGAGGCTCGCCCTCTATTCGCATTTGTTGCCCTTTCTTCAGGTGTTCTGCAATAGCGTTACTTTTGGTATATCGCACGCAATTAAACCAGGTTGTACGTTCTTGTTTATTTCCTTCAGTATCTTTCCATCTTTCTGAAGTAGCTAAAGGAAATGATATTGCAAATTTCCCGTCTGGGAACTGATATACTTTTGCATCAGCTCCGATATTTCCGATTAATTCTAATTTTTGTAAACTCATTTTAATATGCTTTTTCTGTTGTTGAATCTTTTATTTTATTTCGTTCTATTTCTTGTCTTTCATCAAATGTTGGTTCAGAATTTTTAATATCTAAGATTCCGATGCGCTCCATTTCGGTGTAATTAAACGTGTAGCAACTTGGAGCTCGAGAACCTATACGTTGTGTTACGGATGACTTTAAGAAGTATTTTTTTGATTTGAAGTAATTTTTCAAAGTAGATTCTCCAATCATTGTTTTTCCTTCTAGCTTAGATATCTTCTCATGAACTGCCATGTAAACACGTTTGAAGTCAATAAATAATACTTCGTGACGATCTTTGTTTTCATAGATGTCTGGAACTTTTTTACCTTGAACTTTCTTAGTTCCTTTTACCTGGTGTACACGGTCAATCATGTAATCGCGTCCATTTACTAATCGTCCATCTGTAATTAATGTTTCCATTGTGTTCCAGAAGTCTGTCATACCTCCAATTTCAGTCACTAAATCTGAATTTTCCGTTATTTCATTTTTACAATGCTCAAAGAAATTTTCGTATGTAAAAGGGAAATCCATTTTTTCTGAAAAGATTTTAATCACGGCTAAAAGAACAGTGTAATTTGTCATCATTCGTTCAGAATATTCAACATCTCTTAAGGCTTTTCTAATCTCAATCTCAATGTTATTTACAACTTCATTGTATTTTGCTATAAATGTTTTTCTATGAGATAAAACGTCCAAGATTAGAGAGTTTAAACCATGCTTTTCCCATTGCTTTAAAAGTCTGAAATCGTCTTTTTCTTCAACTGTATAATCGTCAGCCATTTTCTTTATGAAATTCAAAACAATCGTTCTTTCAGCAAGAGAACCGTCGTCAATCGTTGGTAAATATTGTCCTATATAACAGATAGAAGATTTTACCTTCGAAATTTTTGTTTTGTTATCACCTGTTCTCGATCCAACTTCTCGACCTACATTATCGAATCCGGATTTCATGGATTGCCATATTTCCGGTTTTACATTGTCAGTATATTCCTCCAGAACTACCAATCCGTTGTTCACACGCTCTAATCTTCTCGAGAAACCAGGTAATGTTCCATTTTGTAAATTAAACGCTGGTAAATCGGTAAAAATGAAAGCTGATAAAGATTCGCCTAATTGTGATTTTCCAGAACCTTTTTCACCAAATAAACCTAGCATTGGTAATCGACTTGATTTTGCGATATAGTTTCTGAATAATGATGAGAATAAAAATGCAATACCAATAGATCCTTTCTTAAATCCATATACTTTGATAATTTGATTCATCCATGTGTTTAAATCAATTGGAGCTTTTTTATAAGCTAAATATCGATCATTCTCATAGGTGTCATCAGAATCGCCTTGCATGTATTTGTAAATCTCAGAAAATGATGGAGAGTAATAGTGTTTGTGATTTTCAGCATATTCTCCTTCTTCGTCATCTTCAAGATCTAGTTGTATAATTCCATACTTGTTAACAGGTTTCAAATCTCCATTAAAATGAATTGCATTTGGGTAAGCCCAAAATCCTTTATCTTGCCATCCTAACGTCTTTAATTCTTTGGCTTTAATAAATCCTTTCGATATTTTTTTGACTAATAATTTGAAATGAATATTCGTCATTTCTCCATCGCATAGTAAATCGTCTTTATCGAATAAAACTTCTTGAAAACGATTAAAGTTTAACAAATCCTTAGATTCAAAATCAATTAATGCTTTGTATCCAGAGTCAGAAATAACTTCACACAAACGCTTATTATCATCACGTCCATCAATATGAAATAAAGGGCTTAACATGAAAGATGTAGCTTTGAAAAAGCCGTCTTTACCAAAGAAATGATATGAATTATTGATTTCGCAAAATCGATCTACTTCATATTGTTCCGGATCAGCTCCATCTGGTAAACCAATATTACTTTTTGCTTCAACCTTGCGAGTTCGAGGATTAACACTTTTTTCTTTTACAATATTTTTTAGATCCGTTTCTTTTTGATCAAAAATTCGAGCCACTTCTTTGATGTAAAAATTCTTCGTTACATCATCTTCTAAGTAGGCGATAAGATCTGCAGCTTCTTTTAATTTGTCAGATAAAGCAAATGAATCATATTTTGGTATAAATTTTAATTCAGCTTTTGCCATATCTTCCAAAATCTTAAGATCTTTTGGAAGTTGCTTTATGATTAAATTAATATTCTTTTTTGCAGCTTTGACAATTTCAGCTTCTTCAGATTCTAAATTTTGTTCAAAAACATTGATTTCTTTTTGAGCTTTTTCCTGTTTTTCTTTCGTTTTTGTTTCAACCCTATCTTTTAATTCTTCTTCTTTTTGTAGAAAAACATTCGAAATAGCCTCTTCTTTTAAATTATTAGAACGCCATAAAATGGCATCAGTAGAGTGTTTGGTAATGTAATCGTCTAAGCTTTCTACTTTGCGAGAAATTTCATCCGGATCTGATTTTTCGTCTTCAGCAATAAGAACAGAAACTTTGAAGCCATTATTTAGTAAAATATCTAAATCATTTAGAACTGCTTTTTGTCCTGCGTTATCATTATCCCTCCAAATAATTACCTCTTTGCAATATTTCTTTAAAAGTTTGGCTTGACGATTAGTCAAGGCAGTTCCGCAAGATGCAATAGCATAATTAATTCCTTTTTGATGCAATGAAATAACATCAGTATAACCTTCGACTAAAATGGCTTTTCGATGTTTTACTATCGAATGTTTTGCTTGAAATAATCCATACAATACTTTTTCTTTATTGTATAGATCAGAATCTTTTGAATTTAGATATTTTGCATATTTTTCATCATCATTACTTCTGCGTCCTCCAAATGCAATCACCTCTCCACGTTCGTTATGGATAGGAAATATTAATCTGTTTTGAAAAAAGTCATAAGATTTTCCATTTTTAGCAGTCGAGTAGCCTAGTTTTGTAGCTAAACCTGTATGACCATATTCATTTGCGTAAGAAGAAACTTGATCATATTGTTGTCTTGCAAAACCTAATTGGAAATTGGTAATTGTATCTTCATTATAACCTCGAGCTTCTAGCATTTGTTTAGCCCAATGACTGTCTTCTAATTCAAGAAGATTCTTACTATATAAGTGTGTCATTGTTCGTGTGAAATCCTTTGCTGTAATTTCCTCCTGGTGTTTTCGCTCCTCTTCCGGAGATAAATCTTCAAATACGACAGTAATATTTGAAATTTCAGCGGCTTTTAATAAAGCATCCTTGTAATTATCAATAGTCTTATCAGCATATTTTATAAATTCAATAAAGTTACCACCTGCTCCAGATGAGAAATCTTTGAAAATTTGTTTAGCTGGAGAGATTACTAATGAAGGAGTTCTTTCATTTGAAGTAAATGATTTGCATTTAAAATGAGCACCTGTTTTCTTCAATGGCTCATTTATATAGTATTTTACAACATCTTCTATTTTTGTTTCAGAAAAAATGGTTTCGACAGTAGTTTGTGAAATAAATTTTACAGCCATTTTTAGTTATTAGATTTTAAATGAGATATAAATCCGTTTGCCTCTTCTTGAGTAATTAGGTATGAAAATACCCATGCGTTTTTTTCCCGATAAACAGGTTTTTGATTTACGAGATAATTGTTCTCGTCAATTTTTTTAATGTGAATATTCATGATATATGTTTTTGTTTTTGTCTAAAAAAGCCACTGACGGTAACAGTGGCACGTAAAGTGTTTAAAGAACGTCTCGATTATTTAACAATAAAGTCTTTAAGTGTCTGTTTTGAAACAGCTTCTATTTTATTTGAAAGGATCCAATACATTTTTCGGATCTCATAAGCTTTTTTACTTTTTCGAGTCTTTTTTAACGACTGATAAACGAATTGTTCAGTCATTTTAAACTCTTTAATTAAAAGGTTTACAACATACCTGTTGTATTGATTTCTTTTTTTAATATATTGTGTCATGTAAATTTTGTTTACTTCTACTAAACAAATATATAAACAAAGTTTACTAAAATGAATAAAAATGTAAACAAAGTTTACATAAAAAACTAAAAAACTATGGAAAACACTGTCTTAGAAAGAGTTAGAAAACTGAGTAAATATTTAATTTATAAGGGTTATGGTAATAATGAAAAAGAATTAGCAGATGCTTTAGGATATTCAAATTCAGGACTGTCTCAGTTCTTAAATGGGAAAAAGCCGTTAACTAAAGGTTTTATAAAAAAAATTGAAGAGTTGGATGAAAATGTAAACAAAGGTTACATTTTGAATAACGAAGTTGCAATGCTAAAATCGATGACTTCTGAACGAATGGACGACTTAATCTCGCTAAAAGAGATCAATAAAAAGTATATTACATCCCTTGAGTTGGAGCTTGAACGAACAAAAAATGAACTTAATTTAGTTAAAGAAGAATTAAAATCATACAAAAAATAGAGTATAATCTGATACTTCAATAATAATAATTGACACAAATTTGACACGTGCACGTTTAAAATCGTGTATATATCACTATTTTACGAAGCTTGACTTAGTACCTGTGGGTCTACAGATTTTAAGCTTCAATAATTTTATTGAAGCTTTTTTTATACTATAAATTTTGTTATATTTATCATAATTGATTTAGTAAATGACATTAGAAAACATAATTTTGGAAGCTAAAAAAGGGAAACGAAATGCTCAGAACGCAGTGATAGAGGTTTTGTGGAACAAAGTTTATCATTATGTATTTTCTAAGATTAGAAACGAGGAAGAAGCCGAAGATATCGCTATCGAAACGTTTACGAAAGTTTTTACAAAATTGAAATTATATAACGAAGATTTTGACTTTACGACTTGGGTGATTTCTATTGCGCATAACACGATGATTGATCATATCAGAAAATCTCCAAAACTAAATATTTCTCTTGATGATGAAACAAAATTTTTAG